AGACTGGATCGGGGTTATGGAGATTGACTGATGAAGGAATTGCTTTTGTCACAGGTCAAATAACTGTTCCTAAACACGTTTTTTTAGTGAATGGAAAATGCGAGGGGTTTAGCGGTGACAGTGTTACCATAAAGCAATGTCTCGGAAGTAAATTCAATTACGATGAGTTGATGGACCCTTTGATTTTAAAGAGATCTGACAACAATAAGTAACACTCAGAAATAAAAAACTAAAAAAGTTTAAAATACTTGTTGACTTTGGTTTCTAGGGGTGCGATTGTCCCCCCGACATGAGAACACTACCAATTGAAGTTGCCTTTATCGAATTAGCTAATCTAGAGAAAACCTTGGGCTACGCTAACCTCTGGGACAAAGTCTGCTATCACCCGCAGACAAAACTATGCTGGGTCACCCACAAGACTCAAAAATCGACAATATTATATCTAGACGCAGATAAATATGGGCCAATCGTTGAGACACTTAACGAGACAGGCGATCTTGAAGAGCATATGTCAGTCTCACTGTAACCTTTAACAGGCACATATATTATGAATTACGCTCAACAAGCACACAAGCCAGAATGGTATAAGGTCGATGATACCAAATTATACCACGCCGCAACGTCAGGCTCATCACCGTTCAATGAATGGTATGAGTTTAAGAATAGGTCCGAATCAGTCGAGTTTCTTGCGGATCACCTCCCAGATGACAAATTCTGTTGGGTAGGTGGAGAGATTTGGGACATGGAAGACCTAACTTACGATGAGGTCTCTGAAGGATTTGTTTGCCCAGCAAAGGGACAACCTGCCGACATCCAAGAAATAATCGAAGCCACAAGCAAATTTTAATAATATGAATATCCAAGAGATCATCCAGTCAGCTATATTTGTAGCCATTCTAATCCTCATGGCTTGGGCCGGAGGACAACCTTAAAAACACCTTGACGCTATGTGAGAATTAGATACAACCTTTTCAGCAGCTTGCTGCTTTGTGTTTAATTCATATTTAGTGTGTAACAACCGGTCTGAGTATTAAGTTGCTCAGGCCGGTTTTTTTGTTTATATTTAAAAGCATGGCAGGAGGACGTCCGACAAAATACAAACCAGAGTTCTGCGAAACTGTAGTCGAATGCGGTAAAGCTGGAATGGGAAAGGCTGAGATTGCCTCACAGCTTGGCGTCTGTCGCGATACATTGCTTGAATGGAGTAAAAGTAAGCCAGAGTTTTCCGGCTCCATAAAAAGGGCCGAGGAAGAAAGCCTAGCTTGGTGGGAAAAACAGGGTCGCACGGCAACCTTCGGGGGGATTGATGGTTTTAATCCAACTAGCTACATATTCCAAATGAAGAACCGGTTCAGAAACGACTGGAGAGACAAGCACGATCACTCCGTAGAAGTCTCCGGCGAGATTGAGATCGTAATTGGAGGAGAGGATGAGTGAGGTAACATTTGAAGAAGTTGAGAAGCTCGGACAGGTTGAGAGTTACCTAGAATCTGAGGGCTTCCACAACATCACTTCATTTGCGGAGATCACCGAGGGCGACAGGGTGATAGTGATGCTTGGTTCAGATACTCCTAAAGAAGTAAATGTTTTTGGTATCTGTTGGAGCGCGGATCATTTTGAGAAACTAAGTGTTGCGGAAGTTCGCAACGATTTCATGACCGCATATGGCGACGAACAAGACTAGATTAACGCTAAAGCCTCGGAACTGGGTTAGGCCATACCTAGAGCGCACAGAAGACAGAGCTTGCCTGGTGGTGCATCGACGAGGTGGTAAGAGCTTCGGATGTTTGCAGGATCTCATCCTTAAATGCCACACCCACACAAGAAAGGGATTAGCCTCAGCTCCATTGCGTTACGGATATTTTGCCCCAACTGCTACCCAAGCCAAGAAAATTGCTTGGAACTACCTAAAGACGTTTACTCATCAGATACCTGGCGTCATCAAGAATGAGTCAGAGCTATGGATTCGATTCCAGAACGGGGCGGAGATCGGGCTGTATTCCGGTGAGAACTACGAGCGAGCAAGGGGACTCTACTTTGATGGTGTAGTATTGGACGAATACGCCGACATTCCACCAGACGCGTGGGAGTCAGTCATAGAACCGTGTCTTCTAGACTACAAAGGCTGGGCCACGTTTGTTGGAACGCCGAAGGGTAAGAATGCCTTCTGGAGAGTCTACCAGCACTCGCTCAAAGACCCTGAGTGGTTTTCCCTCTGTCTAAAAGCATCTAAGAGCGGCCTGATCCCACCTGACCAGCTAGCTAGGATGAAGGCTACAAGAGAGAGCAACGTGTTTGAGCGGGAGTTTGAATGCTCTTTCTCGTCTGACATACCTGGAACGATCTACGCCAAGGAGGTGGAAGACGCGCTGAGGCTAGGTCATGTTTGCGATTTTGAGCCTAATCGTGGGCCGGTATGGACGACCTGGGACATCGGATCGCCAGTCAATACTGCTTGTATTTATTGGCAGATCGACGGGATGAGGAGAACGGTCATTGACTGCGACATCTCAGCCGGCATGACGCTAGAGGAACGTGTAGGTCATATGCAGGCTAAAGGATTCAGCTATGGCGGTCACCTACTGCCACATGACTCGGCAGCTAGACAGCCTAATGGACTCACGTTTGCAGAGGAGCTAAGGAAGGCTGGCCTGTCAAACGTCCAGACAATCCCTAGAACTCACGACAAGGAGCTGCGGATTAACGCGACGAAGAAAGCATTTCCAAATATCTGGTTCAGAGACAAGCCAACCACTCATCTCAGAGACGCTCTAAGTCAATACCATTACAAGGAAGCTACCGATGGAACGGGATGGATCACTAACAAGATCTCTCACGGCTGGGAGTCTCATCCATCTGACGCATTCTCAATGCTGGCTGAGGCAGAGCTACACGATATGCTGACCGATCAGCAGTCACACGCTAAGCGCCGGCGTAGGCCACGCATCAATGCAGGATCTGGATACTGAAGTGTCGTTTGCTTGATATTTAAAGATAGTTGACATATTTACGCAAAAAGCGTAATAAGCGCGTATGGGATTCCTCAGTCCAAAGCCCCCGCCTCCCCCGCCGCCCCCAGCATCACCAGACGTTGGGCGCACTGAAGCCAAGAAGATCGCTAAGCGGAAGCGGAAGCGGAGCATGAGTGAGTCTAGCTATGCTCAGTCAACTAAAGGCGGAGCGGTAAATCCAAACTACTCGACGGGATCTAAGACAGCTCAAGGCCAATGATCGACGAGAACGTAGACACCATTCTCAGAAAGGCTGATTCGCTTGAAAGTGAACTTAATGCCTTCAAGTCTCACTGGGATCTGACCGCAAAGTATTTTAAGCCACAGCTTGATATATTCGCGCAGAATCCCCAGTCGCCTGACGTGACCGGCTTCTCTGGCTTGTATGACACTACAGGGATTGAAAGTCTGGATACCTACTCCAACGGCATGATTGCCGAGGTATTCTCGTCAAATGAGAAATGGATGATCTACACGCCCCAGGATGACCACGAGGTCGATGATGCGGGCCGGAAATGGTATAACAAATGTTCTGAGCTAGCCTTAACTGCTCTCGGTCGCAGTAACTTCTACCAGTCGATCAAGCCGGTCGTCACCGATATGGGATGTGGTGGCACTGGATCATTGTATGTTGAGCGAGGAAATAAGAAGCTACTCAAGTTTTGTTATGATCGATTAGGCACATTTGCCATTGAGAAGGATGGCGAGGGAGACATTCGGACCGAATACCGGTGGCTGACTATGACTGCCTCGGAAATGGCTGATAAGTTTGGCAAGGATAATCTAGGCAAGAAGGCTAAGGCATCGCTAAATGAGATGAAGAAGGGCGGCGAGAAGACTCAGTTCACTGTGATCCATGCTTGCTTCCCTCGCAACAAGAACGGGATTGAAGCCAAGAACAAGCCATTTGCCAGCATCTACGTTTGCAAAGAGGATAGAATGATTCTAGAGGAAGGTGGATATGATTACTATCCATTCGCCTCGCCAAGAGCTGAGATCTGGAACGACTACAATTACGGTCTAGCGCCAGCATCCAAGGCTCTACCAGCAATGAGAGAGCTAAACAAGCTCCGTAGAGATGTCCATGAAGGCGTAGCTCTACAGGTCAAACCACCTTGGCTAGTGCCATCAGACTCAGTAGATGAGATCTCAACACGTCCTAATGGCGTGACGGTCTTTGACGAGCGCAACGGGATGAAGCCCGAGCAGATGAGGCTCTACAACGACATTAACGCCGGCATGGTATTAATGGAGAACGTGACAGAGCAGGTCCGTGGATTCTTCCATGCGGCTCTATTTGAAGCCGTAGCGCAGAAGGACAAGCAGATGACAGCCAGAGAGGTTGCCAGTATTGAAAACGCTGCACTTCGTCGCTTCCTGCCTAACTTCAACCAGATCACTACAGAGCTAACACCAATCTTCCAGAACGTGTTCCTGCTTCTCTTTAATGAAGGAGCATTCCCAGACCCACCTGAGTCTGTAAAGCTTTACCCTGATGGCCCAATGAATGCCGGTATCGTGCCGCTTCCAAAGGTTGAGTTTACCTCGCGCATCGCTCTAGCGATAAGGATGATCGAAAACAACGCTATTGACCGCACTATTGAGCGGATTATGCCAATGATTCAGATCGCTCCAGAGCTTGCCGACAACTTTGACCTTGACCAGATGCTCAGAGATAGCGCCCGCAATGACGGTATTTCAGAGGA